ATTACGAAGGAGGACACATGACACGCGAGGACATCATCCGCATGGCGCGGGAGGCGGGATTCCCTGACTACGCTATGGGGCTAGCAAGCGAAGACGCTTGGCAGAAAACTGAACTCTTCGCCGCCCTCGTCGCCGCAGCCGAGCGGGAGGCGTGTGCGAAGATTGCCGACAGCCAGATAAACAACACCGCCATCTTGTTGGTCAACCCCGGCAAATCTGCCGCAGCATGGGACATCGCTAACGCCATCCGTGCGAGGGGGAGCAAATGACCCGCACTTGTAAGCAATGCGGTCAGAAGTTCTTCGGCGCGTCGAGCATTCTCCAGCATCGCAGCGGTGCTTGCGGTGGCGAGGAACTACTGAAGTCTCGCGGTTGGGTTAAGACCAAGGCAGGATGGGTATCGCCACAACGCGCAGCGCACGACAAACGCCGTGGAGTTTGAGCGGCTGATGAAAAACAGGGATGCGCCGCATATTGATTACGGCGCGTTTCTTGGGCTGCTGCCGAACAACCCTAAAGCCTGCCCGTGCAATATCGACGGCATCATCGAGCGCAAGGGAAAGTTCCTCGTATTAGAATGGAAGCGCGAGGGTGAGGGGATGTCCGAAGGGCTGCGCCGCACCTTGCAGGCACTTGCAGGGACTACGGGTTTTCAAGTTTGGGTGGTGCGCGGCGACACGGACAACGGGCTACGCATCGGACGGTTTTACTCGGTGCCACCTTTCGGCAAACCAAGGTTGTTAGGCGAAGGCATGGATGAGTTTATTGCGGTGTACCGGCTGTGGTACGAGTACGCCGACGGGTCTTTCTGATGCGCTACGCCGCACGCCGGGATGCGAACGATGCCGCCATCACCGCAGCCGTGAGAGCGGCGGGGTTTACGGTGTACGATTTGGGGCAGGCAGGTCAGGGCGTACCCGATAAACTAATCACCGCCCCCGGCTTCGCGGCGTTCCTCGAAATCAAGACCCCGACGGGAAAACTGCGAAGGGGTCAAGAACGCTTCCAGATGGCGTTTGAGCCTTTGGGGATGTGGTACCTAGCCCGTGACCCTGCCGAAACGGTTGCGTGGCTTCAGGCGCGGCTGACGACAACCCAGAAGCCTTGACCCATGAGTTGATGGTGCTGGAGGTGGTGGATGTGGAACCGCTCACAGAGGCGGGGGAGCCACCACCGCGCAGGTTCTTGGATGAGGTGGGCGTTCCTGCCGTCCGAAAGGGTCTTGCCAGCCGCCCCGGTGTGGACGGACAGGAAGCCGATGCGCGGCATGATACGGGCAAGGTCATCCAATACCGCGTCGAGCCGGTCGGGTTCAATGTGTTCTAGGACATCAATGCAGCAAACCATATCGGCTTCCTGCGGGTCGCCGTACTCTGGGAAGGCTGGGTCATAGGGTCGGTAATCAAACTCCAGCCCTGCGCCCTGTAGGGCGGTCTGGAGGTGCTTCTTGCCAGCACCGTAGTCGGAAATTGACCGGATAGAGTTATCCACAGCCAGTTTGGCGACGAGAGGCGCAAAGGCGAGGGAGGCTACCCCGTAAGCAGGATTTGTGTGCAGTTCGACCTGCTGTGCGCGGTACTCGTCGGAGATAGTAGTCATGCTTGCAACTCTCTGTGGGAGGAGTAGCATTATCGTACCATGGCGAAGCCAAAACCGTCGCGGTATGCTGCCGCGCTGCAATACCTCCAGCAGATGCGCGACCGTGCTAGCGAGTTTGTTAACACGCCGGGAACGGCGCGGCCCGACGAATATCAAGAACGGTTTGGATTAGCCGGTGATGCGGTGCCGTCGCTTGCTCAATCAAGCCAAGCAGCGGCAGCATTTGGGCGTGGTGCAAGCCGTGCGCCGTATCGAATCCTTGGAGCGCCTGTAGACATTTCGGCGCTTGGTATGTCTGCGGCTGGCTATCCGACAGAAACCCCCGTTGGCGGTTCAGATTGGATGATTGACCAAGCCGCGAGAGCAGGACTTGCTTACCCGCGTACAGATAATGCGATGGAAGCGATTGGCGATGTTGCAGCCAGTTTTGTAAACCCAGTTGGCCCTGCAACACGCATCGGAACCACCATTGAAAGAGGCGTTGAATATGCAAAGTCAATCCCCGGATTTGAGTCACTTGGACGACCCGGAAGAAATCGCAGCATGGCAGAAGCACAGAGAGCGGCTACGCGGGCAGCAGGTGGCACGCCTGCCCTCATCGGCACCCCAACAGAACCCCTCTCCGTTGCCGGTCGCACCTATGTTGCCTCCCCTTACAAAAAAGCCATAAAGACTGCGGAAAGTTACGCATCACGCCGGGGAACTTCTTACGCCCCACCGAAAACCTTTAGAAAGGTAATTCCCGAACGAGCAACTAAAATTGCCGCCGCTTACGATGCGATGCCACACGCCCCGAACGACCCAAAGGTTAAGGCAGCATACGATGCGATGATTGACGAAACGCTTGACCAGTGGAACGAGATTAAAAAATCCGGTCTAAAGGTCGAGTTTATTCGCCCCGATATGCAAGACCCGTATGCGAAAAGCCCTCGCGCCGCAATCATGGATGTGCGCGACAACAATCACTTGTGGGTGTTTCCAACTGAGAGCGGATTTGGCAGTGCAAAAAGCGCCGATGTAGATATTAGCGGCAATCCGTTACTTCGCAAAACAGGCGAGGTTATTGACGGTGTACCGGTTACCGCAAACGATATATTCCGCATCGTTCACGACTACTTCGGGCATCTTAAATATGGGCACGGGTTTCGCGCAGACGGAGAAGAAAACGCTTGGCGAGCGCACTTGGCTATGTACAGCCCATTGGCTCGTAAGGCGGTAACTTCGGAAACACGGGGGCAAAACAGTTGGGTTAACTACGGCCCGTATGGTGAACAGAACCGCAAAGCAAGTGCTGCCGACACGATATATGCTCCGCAAAAAACCGGCTTGCTCCCTGATTGGGTTATGGAAGAAGGTTTGGCAGATGAGTTCTACCCAGAAACACCGCTACGGTTGCCGCCCACCAAAATTGCAGCAGGGTTAACTCTGTACGGGCAAGGACAGCAAGAGCGTAAGTAACAGAAGTAAACTGTTTCATCAGATAAACAATCACGATATATTAACCACGGTATGCCAGCAGGTCGCCCCAAAGGAAGCCCAAACAAGTCAACCCAAGCAGCGAGGGAGGCCATCTCTCGTTTCGTAGACGGCAACGCAGACCGCTTGCAGGGCTGGCTCGACGAGATACACCAAGAGAAGGGCGCAGAGGCGGCGTTCAAGTGCTTCAGCGACTTACTCGAATACCATGTGCCGAAACTCGCACGGCACGAACACAGCGGCCCAGACGGCAGCAAGATTGAGATTGAGGCAACTTGGGGCAAGCCCGAGTGAAGCAGCGGGTAGAACTCCCGTATCGCCCTAGACGGGCCTTCATGCCTTTCCACGACCGCACAAAGCGGTGGGCCTGCCTCGTCGCGCATCGTCGTGCTGGCAAGACTGTCGCAGCGGTTAACGACATCATCCGCGCAGCCTTCATGTACCGGGGGCCAAATGGCCTCTTCGGGTATGTCGCCCCATACCAGAACCAAGCACGCCGCGTTGCGTTCGATTATTTTAAGCACTACGCCGCACCGCTTGCCCAAGACATCAACGAATCGCAGATGACGCTGACGCTGGTTAACGGCGCGAAGATAGGACTGTTCGGCGCGGATAACGCAGATGCGATGCGCGGCCTCGGGTTTAGCGGCCTGTATCTCGATGAGTACGGTGACTTTAAGCCCAGCGTATTCGGTAATGTGTTAAGACCGGCTCTTGCTGACAAAACCGGATGGTGCGTTTTTGCGGGCACTCCGAAGGGACGCAATCAGTTCTACGACATTTACCAGACCGCCCAGCGCATACCGGATGATTGGTTCCTGTTGCGCCTACCTGCCAGCGAGTCAGGGCTACTGCCACAGAGTGAACTTAACGCGGCAAAGGCACAGTTGTCGGAAGACCAGTACCTCCAAGAGTTTGAGTGCAGTTTCGAAGCAGCCATTATCGGTGCGTTTTTTGGCACAGAGATGCGACAGGCAGAGCCGCGTATTAACGAGCGTGTAGTCTTTGAGCCGGGGTATCCGGTACACACAGCATGGGACTTGGGCTACCGCGATGACACCGCAATATGGTGGTATCAGGTCGTGGGCGGCGAGGTGCGCGTCATCGACTTCTACGCAGTCTCGGGTGCAGACATCCGCGCCATTGCAGAGGTAGTCGTTAACAAGGGTTACACCTACGGCAAGCATTACCTGCCGCATGACGCACGCGCCAAGAGCCTACAGACGGGGCGCAGCATCGTAGAGCAGTTGGCTGACCACCTCGGCATCAACCATTTGTCTGTGGTGCCGAACATCGGCTTACAGGATGGAATCCAAGCAATTCGCCAAATGTTGCCCCGAACTTGGTTCAATTCCGTAAAATGTGGCGACGGAATAGAGGCTTTACGCCAGTATCAACGAGAGTATGATGAGGACAAGAAAGCGTTCAGGGCATCACCCCGACACGATTGGA